AGCAAGATATGGACAGCATCACTGAGCAGCCTTCTCGCGAGGGCTGCTTGGGATGACAACCGACAGGTACTCACCCATGAAGCACTCAGCAGCAATAGCCCAGCTCGAAATCCACGCCTCCAACTGCGAGAACAACGCAGCGATTCAGGAGCGAGAGGGTCAGCACGAAGACGCCGCAAACAATCGCACCAACGCCGCCGAATACCGGCAGGCAATCGAGGCGCTCCAGGCTGAATGAGCATCACTGCTGCACCTTGGTGACAGGGTGCAGCGGGATGACAACCCGACAAGCACGGAGCACCAAATGAGCGAACAAACACTTCAACAGCTTCTCGCTGAGCGCGTCACCGCTTTCGCAGCCAGCGATAAGCCGGTCGAAATCATCGACGACCACGTCAAGAAAATGTTTACCAGCGTAATCGACAACTGCTTCGGCCGTTACGGCGAAATGGGCAAGCAGGTCGAGGAAGCGATCAAGGCCGCGCTGCCAGCCAATCTGACCGAAATCTTTGAGCTGACCCGCTACAACGCAATGATCGCCTCTGCCCTGAAGGAAAAGTGGGAAAACAGCGGCGTCGAAGCCGACATGGTGCGCTTGGCGCAGAAGCAGATCGATGAGGTGCTGAACAAAGACGCGATGCCTGAAGTGATCAGCTTGCAGGCTCTCCTGGAGGCTTTTGTAGAGGACCACAAAGAGTCCGCTGCAGAAGAACACTGGGAGGCCCCAGACATCCGCTTCCAACCATCCGACTACGGCGGCCTGCACATCTACTTCGACAAGCAGCCCAAGGATCACGGGATTACGAGCTACTCCAGAAGCTCTGAGCGCAGCGAATACCTACTCGATAACGCGATCCACATCAGCTTCGACCGTCACGGTAAGGACCGAGACGAAAAGGGTCGCGAGGTCGGATCGGTGTACGCCGCGAAAATCGGCAACGAGAAGATCAGCCAAACCCTGAAATTCCGTTCCGATTTCGAAAAGATGGTTGCCGCACTTTACTTCGGCTCTTCAAAGATCCTCGTGGATTGCGACGAAGACGAGTTCAGCTACGGCATTTACGACTGAACAACCAGCGCCACGTCAGCCTGACGAAAACTGCCCGAGCACCTCGAAAGAGGCTGCATCGGAATGTCGGCGGGTCATGAAAAAAGCATCTCCAGAGCAATCAGATTGTGGCGAATACCCGGACGTCGATTGCAGAAAATGGTGTGGACCGACATTCCAATGCAGCTTCGATAGGTGGCCACTGCCTTCCCAGTGAGCGAGCGATAGGAGTTACGGCCATGAAGTAGACCAACGATCCACCTGCGTGGCGCAGTAAGCCTGAAGGCTGCGCCCTTCACCCTGGCAGGCAGCGGACATCTTGGCCGTCGGTGTCACCGCGCACTGGCCGAGCAATCGGTAGGCCTACCCCAAAGTTCAAGGTCACCGCTGATGATTCAAACCCAGACCGTCGCCAGTAGCGGGCCTGGGAGGCTGTCACGTAGGGAGGTCTTCGTGACACCAACAAAAGCCCGGGTGATCTCGGGCTTTTTTACGCCTGCCTTTATCCGTCAGCACTCTCCCCTGCGCCCAACGGCAACCAGCAGACCGGCCGAGTGCTGACGAATACACGCAACCCCACCGAGGAATCGCCATGCATCCATCACTTCAACAGCGAGTCGACGGGGTTGCCGCCCTGCGCGCTCGCGCAAGCATCGCCACCGCCGCGTTCTACGCCATGATTGGCAAGGAGCAGCCCGTGCAAAAGATCCGCTACCAGGTCCAAACCAAGGGCAACGCTTACCACATCGTTGAGCTCGCCACTGGCTTGACCAAAGGCTTTCGCTGGACGTGGAAGGAAGCGATCAACCTGGCCCAGGTACTGGAAGCGCGCGCCGATGGCATCAAGCTCTCGCTGTCAGGTGACCGGAAATGATCGGCGTACCAATGCCCAACCCGCGGGACTCGATCATCACCAATCTGAACCAGCAGCTGGATCAGTACTTCGGCGCTGGCAAGACGGTTCAGCTGATCGCATCAGGTGTTAGTGGCGAGACCAGCCTCTCCGGCGCCAGTGGCCACAGCGAACGACTGCGCGCCGAACGCGACAAGCTCGCCCCTATGCTCAAGGCTCTGGCGGCGACAGGTATCACTTCCAGCGCAGCAGCAACGCAAACTCGTATCCGGCAGAAGCGCATCGAGCTGATCGCCAGAGAGAACGGCTTCAAGTTCGCCTCGCCCAAATGAAACGAATGATCAACCGGGCGCACCAGCGCCGACGACAGACCTGGCTGGACTTGCCGGCAAGCGGAATTGAAGAGGTAGGCCATGGCCAAGAGCAACGCGGATATTCAGCGGGACAAGCGCGCCAAGGAGAAAGCCCTGCTCGACAAGATCGGCGCCGAGAAGCGCTCGCTGATTGTTTCTAAGGCATTGGATGATGCCCTTAATGTTTTGGGCGAGCGCCACGGCTTCGAGGAATGGCAGGAGACGGTTTCGACGTTCCTGATCAACCTGGCCGCCGCGCCCACTGAAGAATCCGACCGCTTCGCCAACATGTCGCGACCTGAAATCGTGATTACCGAAAAGCAGTCGCGACAGCTTAAAGCTTTCGCCAAGCGCGAGGCCGCTCAACATGTCGAATAACACCCCCATCAGCAAGGTCGAAGCCGAGACCCTGGGCTTTATTAGGGGCTTCATCGAGAAGAACGGCTACTCGCCCACCATTGCCGAACTGGCCACTGCCGCCGGTGTTAACTGTAACGCAGTAGCCGAGCGCGTCACCCGCCTGCTTCTGAAAGGCGCTATCACCAAGACGCCACGAATCGCACGAAGCATTCGCCTGGCGTAACCACCCCTCCATCGCCCGGGCATGACCCGGCATAGGACGCCCCCATGCCAACAGCAATCGATTTGTTCGCCGGTCTAGGCGGATGGTCTACCGGTGCCCGCAGCGCCGGCGTAGAAATTCTTTGGGCCGCGAATCACTGGCCGGTAGCGGTCGAGTGGCACAGCGCCAATCACCCGGATGCGATTCACATCTGCCAGGACCTGCACCAGGCGGATTGGTCGCAGGTTCCAGCGCACGACATCATGCTGGCCTCCCCGTGCTGCCAGGGGCATTCGAAAGCCCGCGGCAAAGCATCGGGTAACGCGCAGCACGATGCGTCACGGTCCACAGCATGGGCTGTTGTTTCGGCCGCCGAATTCCATCGGCCGGAAGTTGTGCTGGTCGAGAATGTTGAAGAGTTCACGGCCTGGGCCCTTTACCCCGCATGGTCGCAGGCTATGGCAGCACTCGGCTACATGATCGCGCCGCATGTGGTCGATTGCGCCGATCTCGGCGTGCCACAGCACCGCGTCCGCCTGTTTCTTGTTTGCACGCGGAGCAAAGCACCGATGAGCCTTCAGCTTCACACGCGTCGGCATGTCCCAGCCTCATCCTTCATCGATTTCGACGCGGGCAAATGGAGCAAAGTCGTGAAGCCGGGTCGCGCTGAATCGACTCTACTCCGCGTGAAAAATGGCCGGGAGCGCTTCGGCGATCGATTCATCATGCCCTACTACGGATCCGGCTCGGGCCTGACCGGTCGCAGCCTGGATAGACCGATCGGCACAATCACCACGCTGGACCGGTGGGCCTTGGTGCGAGGCGATGAGATGCGAATGCTCTCCGCCAACGAGGCGCTTGCCGCTATGTCGTTTCCGGCGGACACAAAAAGGCCGGACAATCATCGATTGACCATGCACATGGCCGGCAACGCGGTACCGCCGCTGGCAGGGCAGCGAATCATCGAAGCGCTGAAAGTCGCGGCGTAACTCACAGCCACGTCACAACTGCGAGCCACTCAGCCAGGCGCATCAGCATCTGGCTCAGAAGCTCGACAAGGATTTGATACATCAGGTCAGCGAGGAATGGTTTCATCTAATAGAGCTCCGGCTTATTGGTAGCCCAAGGATGTGGTTGGTCACTTCCTTGAATATGGCCATCAGCACTATCCGGACAGTAGGAAAAGGGCTGTTGGGCTGCTACCACAGATATTCCTGCCGAAGCGCCTGCTCTTCCTCTTGGGTTTTTTCCAAATCAATCCCTCACCGCCCGGGCATGCCCCGGCATAGGACGCCCCATGCCCACAGAAAACAAACCGGCTGATCCTTTCGGCCCGAACGGTCGCACCTTCCATATTCACTTGAGTGTTCGCGGCGCACTGCGGGACTTCAGTAAGCGCCAGCTGAAAGGCATGTTCCGCCTTGAAGGTGGCCGGGAGTGCACCGCCGACGAGGCCAAGGATCACCTGCTTGAAGCGCTGGCCCAAGGCAAAGAAGTACTTCCGTTCGGACAACCCTGTGATGGATTCGACTTCGCCGGCAACGGCTGCCCAGGCCACGACAGCCCGCCACCGGTTGTGAATGCCAATGATCTGGTATCGATGGAGATTGCAGGATGAGCGAAGTTCACCGCTACAACGTTGTGACAATGCTTTCCGAGGGCGGGAACCGAATCGGCTACGACCCACACGGGCCAGAGGTTGTCATGGCTTCCGAATTCGATCGGGTCACCGCCGAGCGTGATGGTCTACAGCTGAGCCTGACCATGGCAGACCAGACCATTGACGACCTTCAGGCAGCAATCGCTCGACGCAACCGGCGGATTGATGAGCTTGTGACAGAAATTGCAACAGTGCGGCAAGTCCCGTGCAAAATGATTGTCGGGGACGAATTACCATGACCCACAAATGCTACCGGCGCGACCCTGACGTAAAAGCTGTCACCGACATTGTGACGGACGAGCAGATGCAGGGCTCATTCCTGGGCACCAACTTCGGTCACGATGACTTCCGTGGCCTGCTGGCACAGGGCTGCATCAAGGCTTTGGCCGGCTGGCACCAGGGTCACACGCTCACCACCATCCTGGACGAACTGCGCTTGATCAGCTGGAACAAGCAGACGGGCAAAATCAAGGTCACCGCCAAGGGCCGCCACTATATCTGGCTAGCCTTCAAAGGCCGCCCGGGCGTCTAATCTCGACAGGAGTACATCTGTACTCCACTCCAATTTCCAGTAACTTCCCTCCCCCTCAAAGTCAGCCGCTATAGCGGCAAGGACGAAGTCATGATCAAAGAATACCTGGCCGCCCTGCTGGACGGCATTCAGTACCCGGTGCATCGCAGCATCGCAAAGGACCAGATCGAAGCCGCCAAAGCTGCAGGGCTGGTGATCGTATTCGGCGCCAGCGATGACCTGATGGAGCTCGAGGGTGCCATCCGCGACGAGTTCGGCTGCTACGACGGCGGTACCGCGCTGATTGATGCCTTAGGCCTGCTGCCCGATCGGGAAAATATCGAGGATGACGACGAGCTTAAGGCGTACTTCAAGCGCAAGCCCCTGGCCAGAAAGATCGAGGCGCGCTGGTGCAAGGAGGACGGCTACTCCTGGACTTACTCAACCGATATTCCCCACTCGACTTTCGAAGTGCTTGATGGTGAGGATCACTACTGCCGCGGCATCGTGTTCGCACTGACTGACTTGGTCCCGCAGGTGGCGCCATGACCCAGCAGCGTGAACCGCTGCGGCGGTCAGAGACAGACGAAGACCGGATGAACCTCCCGGAAGGCAAGACCTGCGGTGACTGCGTGCATGCTCGGCGCTGCACGATGATGTTCGGTCACATTCCGGAAGATGAGGCTTGCGACTGGGCACCGTCCCGGTTCCGCGAAGCATCTCAGCAGGTGACGCCATGATCGCCCTCTCCTGGTTCGCCTACGTGTACTGCTACAAGGGGCCGAGGTGATAGGGGTCCGCCCCGCCAGCTACCTTCAGGGGAGAAAGCGTGTGCGCAACTGGCGAGGCGAACCAATAAACCTTAGTTCACCCGC